GAACCTACAGTAAAAACATCTTTTTTAGGATAGTCTACTTCTACATCAATACCGTAGAACATTCTAAAAAATTGTTGTATTGAAAACTTAGTACCTTTAGTACTGTATAAATTATGTGAGAATTTTGCAGCTGTTCTTTTATCAAGAAATCCTTCAAAGTATGCTTGTCCTAATAACAATTCATCTTCAATATATGATAGTAAAGACTCGTCTACCTGATTGATATCTCTTGCATAAAATAAATCATTTACTAATCTACTTGGAGAACCGTCACTGTCCTCGAAGTGAAAATATTCTTTTAAAAACGAGACAAGTTTAGGATACTCAGTTTTGAAATGGTCTGGTAGAACTTTCTCTACATCACGACCCGTAGCAAACGCAAGTTCTCTACGATTATCATCTCTTAGAGTATCGTCTACTTTATGTCCCATATTAGTTTATTACACTCGAGTCTACTTCAACTGGACTAACAGAAGATTGGATTGCATCAAACTCAATTACATTTTCTCTTAATGGTGTCACAAAAGATTGGTTAGAAGGTACTACACTTACCTTAACAAATGCATCTCCAGTCACAATACTATCTACTTGTAATCCAGTTATACTAACTGTATCTCCACTAAAAGAACCAACATTATCAACAATAACTTCTTGTGTTAAATTTGAAAATAGTTCAAGTACTGTAGAACCCAAACGATTTCGGATACTACAACTTTGATTGTTGAAGTTAAATGCAGAAGAAGTGACTATTCTATTTACATCGTCTGCAGCTGCAATATCCATTGGAAATTTTAAACTATGATTTTCTACTGCAGTAAGTGTTGGAGTAAATCTTTGTTGCACTTTTAAATTCATTCGAGAAGATAAAACTGCGGGACTTACTTCATCAATTAGTGCTAATAGATTAGACCTTCTGAATGATTGACCAAACTTACCAGTCTTGGTACTAAAATAAGATGAAATTTCATTGTCTATATTTGCTTTAATAGATGCTTCACTTTCACTTGTTAAGTTAGGATTAAACTGGAAGAATGTAGTAGTTTCAATAAAAGTCTTGATTGGGTCAATAAACTTAATATCAAAAGATGCAACTGATAAATCTTTGAGTAAATCTACGATTGCATCTTTGGTTTCTTGTTTTGTTGCATCACCACTTACAGTATCATTTTCGATACTATCGTTGAATAGTAATGATAAGAATACTACACCAAATTCTGGTTCAAGTGCATCTTGTCCACCAAATGCTTTTATATCTTTGATTAAAGAACTAAAGTTTCTTTTTGTTAGAGTTGCATAGTCATCTGCAGTCACAGCTCTGTTTTGAGTTGCATACTGGAATGGTGCAGTAGTTCTGATAGACTCTACAGTTTCTTTTTCAGAACCACCCGAAGAATTAGATACTGTTGTGACAGATGCAGTATATCCAACACCGTTTACTTGTACTTGTTGTTGTGGTGCGAATACCTTTGCACCATTAGCATCTCCACCTTTTACAGATAGATAGTCAACCGTGACTTTGTTTCCCGCAACTGGTGATATACCTAAAGTAGTCTTGTTTCCAAAACTTAATTCAAAGTTTCCGTTTGGACTTTCTCTAAGTATATAAATTCTTGATAGTTCTGTTAAACTGGTTGCGTTTCTTAAATCAGTAAAGGTTGAGAAGGTTGTTCCACTTGCAGTCTCAAAGTTCTTAACAACTGCAGTATCAATATCCATATTTTCGTCTGGAATAATATATGCAAAGTTCTCGGTCTGTCCAGTAATTAAAAAGGTTTTAGTTGTTGCAGTTCCTTCAAATACTTTAATACTTTCACTACCGTCTACTGTGGTAAACTTATATGCACCCGCACCGTCATCGGTTGCAGTTATTTCTTCTTGCGTTTGGAATTCATAAACAATATCATCTACCGTTGAGTTGAATTTAAAACCACTTGGGATTGTGACTTTGTTCGGTCTACCAGAAACACCCGCAAGACTGATTGACATATTAATAACTCCTTGAGAAGAGTTTTTAGAGTCTGGTACATAACCAATACCTTCTGCAAGTGAGACAATAGAACTTCTTAACTGAGCACTTCCAAGATAAGACTCATTCAATGCAAAGTTAGCAATCAATCCATTGAAGTGTGTGTTATATGCAAGGACATCTAGTATATTAGAAAGACCAGATGCTTCAAAGTTATAATCACTAAACTCGTCTGTCTGTGCAAGAAATGTTTTTAGATTATTCTTAATTGCTTGAAAATCTAATGCGGTTGATTTAATTGTTGTTGTTCCCATATTACCTTATCCTTTCGATTATTGTAGAAAACTCTACAATTTGACCAGTGTTAACTACTTTAAATTCTACGTTTACATGTAATGCATTCCTATCTGGGTCAAGTGTGACAATCAAATCTAATACTTCTGCACGGGGTTCATATTTAGATATACTAAACATTATCTGGTCTTTTATTTCACTTGCGGTACTATCGACTGCAAGTCCAAACAATCTACCTTGTACATCTCCACCAAAATCATTATTAAAAGGTTTCTCTAATCTATTCGTTAGAAGTAGAGTTTTGATTGCTTGTTTTACTGCGGCCGCATTCTCCTTTTTAAATATATCACCACTTGTTCCTTTCGCTTTGAAGAATAAGTCAATGTCTTTATAGTTAGACGAACGACTAGTAGAAATGTTAAAAACATTCAAGTCGCCTTGGTCTTCTTTTGCGTATGCGTTTCCCATGTATCTATTTATACTCGTTTGATTATTTTATCGTTATAAATCTTCATCATCTCCTATCATAAATGTATCTGATTGAATACTCTCATAGAATGATGCTACTCTATCTTCTTCATCTCTTTCTTCTTGTGTTAAACTTGCTCTTCTTTTTGCTTCGACTCTTTGTTGTCTTGCAAGTTCTCTTCTTCGGGAGTCAGATTGGGCTTCTTGTAATTTTCTAATTCCCTCAATTTGTTCTTGACCTTTTTTTGTATTAGGGTCAACTGGTAAACCAGTATCCTTGTCAATTAAGTTTCTTGTTCCAGCTAAAACTTCTTGCGTATCTCGTTCTACATTTTGTACTGACTGTTGTACTATATCTAAGTTTTCTGGAACTTTAGTTAACTCGTGACCACTTCCTACTGGACGAGTATCCGCAAGATTGTCAATAGTCTCTTCTGCTTCTAATTGTTTTTCTAAGTTTCTTGGTTGGTTCTGTAAGGTTCTTCCATGTGAACTTTGACCAGACGTATCGTAAGTAATTTTACTGGATAAGTTTCTTTGTACTCTTCTATCGTTTCTATCAAAGTATTCTAATACTTCAATAAACTCACCGTCAGATTGTAGTTGACCATTAAAGAAAGTCTTAATCATTCTGGTAAAGTTTACATTAAAGTCTTCACCGACAGTAGGCATTTGCACTCCAATCTGTGCAGTGAGAGTATTGTCTGGATTATAAGAGTCGTAGTCTAATCGTATCTCACCATAGTCCGCATAGTCTTTCCAGTATTCTGCAATATCAAATGTTGTTTCCAAATCAACAATACCGTCATTACCAATGACTTGATAGTATACTAATTCACCTTTACTCTTTGCAAGAGTATCACCTGATAGAGTTTCACTTGGGCCTGCACGATAGATACCTTCACTTACCACTAATCTTACTTTGTTAAATAAATCTATATTACCATTTATCATACGCATCATTTCTGCTTGTAGATATAGTTGTCTTGCGATTGCTTCTCTTTCTTTCTTAGTACCTATGTGATTAAAAGATGTTCTATCTCCATATGCACCAAGAAACTTTGCAATGGTTATACCAGGCCCTAACTTTGTTGCAGACGTAATTGTTGCAACTAAATTAGGATTATATACTGGGTCTACTACTAATATACTCATCGTTTCTTCGGAGTAAATCTTTTACCCCTATTCTCCGTTGCATTACCTATCGCAGTATAACCAAATCTAGATGTTGGTTCTTTACCACTGACTCTACCAATACGTTTTGGTTTTGTTCTAAATGATGTTTTACTTACTCTACCTTCTGCAACCATTTGTCCCAGAAGTTCATCTCTTTTACTTTCTGTTCTAAGTTTTGACCTAATCTCCTGAGTGGTTGGGTGTCTATCAAAGAACCCTAGATAGTCATCACTAAAATCAAGTGCGTTCTTAAGTTTATCTTCGTTATCAATCGACACATCACGCACTGCAAACTCTCCGACTGTTCCATAAGCTGCAACGATATCTGGTATTGGTGGTGGCCCTAATGGTTTATTCGTTTCTTGGTCTATTGCAATATCTGGAGCACCACCAGTATGTCCAAGTGTACTACCAGATTGAACATTTTGTGCATATGATTGTGAGTGTGTTAAATCAGATACTTCTGCAAACTTAGCACGTTCAGATTTATATGCAAACAATCCAAAGATAGACTCAGTTGCTTGTCCATGAAAAGACCCATAGAATGATGCACCACTGGTAAACGGTTTCGCACCCGCATTACCCATAAAGACATCTCCAGTAAAGTTTACATTCTTACCACCTATTGAACCTTTCAGTCCAAAGATAGATACTTGTTTAATACCCGTTGCATTAAATACTTCACTAGTCATTGCAAGGGAAGTCTTTGCAGATACAAACATATCTTTCTCTACTGCAATCTCATTGTCTCCTTCTATCCAGTTCTTTTGATTACCCTTGACATATTGGTTATTGTTTGATAACATAATATCGGTGTGTTCACCAATTGTTTTGGTTGACTTAGTACCTTTGGTCACATATTCAGAATTCTTGGTCACAAAGGTTCTATGGTTCTCAGAGATACCTTCTATATGATTACCCGCAACTTGTACATTATAATTACCCCCGACATCGACATTGTAGTCTCCAGTCACGGTTAGATTTAAATTACCTTTATATACCAAACTACCATGACCTTCAACGATAAGAGTTTGGTCTCCACCAGTCACTTCTACTTTATTATTGACTGCAGAAATAACTACTGAACCGTCTGCTCGCATTTCTACACCCGCACCTTTACGGTGTTTAATTAGTATACGTTCCCCACCAGGCGTGTCATCATATTCCACGACATGTCCCGAAGGAGTTTCATCTACTTGATTAAAAGGAAAACGAGAAGGTCTTTGTTCTTCAATGTTTAGTGGAACACCTTCTGCACCACCATTTACATAAAGGTCATTTACCTTTGTACCCCTTGCAGCTTTGTTTATTCCTGACCCGAAGTTGTAATCTCTTTTTGGATACTCACCAGTTGGGTCTTGGAAACCGTCTTCGGGTACTCCGATACTCTCCTCTTGTCCTTCTCCAAGTTGTTTGAGTCTGTTTTCTAGATTGTCTTTCTTAGTAGTCATGACTAACTATTTATCTCCGTGTCATCTGGGTCTAGTGCTTCAAATTCAAAAGTATTACCTACTCTATCATAAGTCTTTCTAAAGGTTTTTTCGACATAATCTTTTACATCAAAGTATGGGTCTAGTTCATCAATCTCTATATCATTATGTCCAAATACGAGTCCACCAGGCACCTTCACAAAGAATGCTTCTAAAAATCTTTCGAGTGTGGTATATTGTTCTCTTGTGAATGCAGTCTCAGAACGGTTGTCTAAGGGATTTACATCACCCGTAGGAAGATTTATTCCACCAACCAATGCAACACTCAAAGAGAAATTATTATGACTCTCCTTCGCAGTATGGTTTGATACTACATCTGCGGGTCTACCTCTTTGTAATCTACCGTCTCTACGTATTACATAATGATAAACAATACCGTCATGTTTAAGTTGTTTATGTATATTGTTTATTTCGATTGAACCTATGTTTTTATTTTCTGCGGTTTCGGTTGCATGAATTACTACTTCTGATATCTTTCTAGAAATTGACATCATTTCTGAGTTGAGTTCTTCTACAGATGCAACATAAGTAAATGCTTCATCTCCAGTTCTTTCTCCAGACCACTTAGGTATATTCTCTCCCAGTTTTACTGGTTCTCCATAAAAACTTGCATCTCTAACTAATGAACCTGATATAGTCGGATTTAATTGACTTGCTAAATCATCAATACGGTCTAAGTCATCTTGACTAGTTCCACTTGCACCACTTAATTTACCAGTAGCCTTTTTAATCTCTTCAGCTGCACCTTCTTTATTTCCTTTCGCAACTTCTTCATTGACCTTTTCTTGCACTTTAGCAGGTAGTTCTGCACCTAAGTTTTCGGTCACTTTATTCTTAATACCTTGATTGACTTTTTCCGCAATATCTTGTATAATACCACCCACAATCAATCCAGTTGCAACTTTAGCTAAATTATCTTTTACAAAACTTTTTGCTTTATCAACAAAACCTTTTATCTTATCTTTAAATGCAAGTGCAGTTCCTACCAGTGCAACTACAGATGCAATCTTTTTAAGTTTTGCTTTTGCAACTTTAGTCTTTGCAGTCAGTGCTTTGTTTCCACTAAGAATTTCTGTCTGGTCTGCTAAATCTTCTGGATTGGGTATAAAGTCATTAAGTTCTGGTAAACCACTTATCTTACTTTTAAGTAATGACATTGCTTTATCTGACGCACCTTTTCCTAAATCATTTTTTACGAACTTAAGTCCACCAGCCGCATCGTGTGCTGTCTTAATTGCATCATTTGTTTTACCTAATAAATCTTGACCTTTTTTAAATGCAGCTTCAAGACCTTCTGGACTTCCTGAACCTACTAAGTTTAACCCAAACTTTTTCTTTTCAGTTTTCAAAGAAGGGTGTCCAGTTAAACTTGCGACTATATCTGATATAGGTTGATTACTATCTCCCCCAGTAATTGTTGCAGTTGGTGTTCCAGTACCGTCTGTAATGGTTGCAAAGTTATTAGTAAAGTTTACCGTTCCCGCAGTAAGTAGTTCTTTTTTCGGGTCTATTAAAGGTTCAGTAGAGAATGCTTCTTCTGGAACAATCTCACATACACCTTCTCCTTGAATAACTTGTCCTTTAAAAGACTCTACCGTCTCCAGTGATTTAAGACTATCTGGAAGTTTAAATTCAGTACCTACCGTTGTATTTCTATTTACTTGAAGTATCTCTTGGACTTCTTCAAAGTCTTTATTTTCCAACGCAGATACAGCATCATCTCTATCCAAACCTTGAAGTTGTTGGTTTATTTGATTTTGTAAGTTTCTTCTATTTCTACTCATTATCTTCTTTTAACTCTCTTGCTTTGTCTTCTATTAGACCAATCAATTCTTCTCGTTCTTTTATACTTTTACTATCAAGATAATCTTTTGCAACTACCTGACATGCACCGTCATCTGCATCAAGTTTTTCGGTTGCAAGTAATTTTATATTTGCATCTGTTTTAAAAGTTCTCAATTCAAATGCAACAAAAAATACTTGCACGGTAAATCTATGAAACAAATCACTAAACATTTTTAATCTTCTAAATCTAGTTTGTTCCCAATTACAAAGACCAGACCCACCAGTGGCCATACCAGATTTTACAAACAAACCAGAAGTCAATGCAAGTGCTTGGTTTTCTGTGTATCCTATATTTATGAAGAACTGAACTGCGTATTTCACTCGACTGTCCTGAACCCCACCAAATGCAAGTTGTCTTCCAGTAGAAGTATTGTTTTCATCATCAACATCAAATTTAGGTGCAAAGAAACCCACGAAACTTTGAAATACATTTGAAGGTTTACTATCGTCTCCAACATCTTCATTTTGTTGTTGGTCTTGTAAGTATGTGGGTATTTCTATATGTGGTAATGAACCGACTACAACGGGTGTTTGTGATTGCATTCCGTCCATGAAGAAACCAAAGACTAGTGCGTTTGGTTGTAGTTTAGGTACTTTACCAATACCAGACATTCCACCTTCTGTGGTGGGAAGAACACATTGAGCCCAAGGCAAATCTTGTTGTGGTAATAAGTATGTTTCTGGAGAATGCAGTCCGTGTACTCTTATCTTTACTCTTCCTTCAAAACCAAAAGGTGGACTTGCATCTATGACAGTTGCAATAAACCAACGGACATTATCTCCATAAAACTCACTTTGAATGGGATTATCATAACTCATATCAATCTTTTATTTCTTAAGGTTAAGTCTCTACTATTCTTTCTAACTTCTAATCTTTGTTTTGCACCTCTACCTGAGAACTTAGACTCTTTAGTTCCTTTTCTTTCGAGTTTACATACGGTCATGGTCACTTCGTGTGCGGTTTCTCTAAAGGTATGTCTTAAATCATGTATTAGATGATGTCCAGATTTATTCTGGTCAATGGTATTGTCTTCATTCGTTGGATTTTCAGTATTATCGTTTCTTATATTTAAATTAACAATATCACCCACTGCAGCTTTACCCACAAAGAATGCGGTGCCAGGAACTACAACAGTTCTCATATTTTTAAATAATAAATTTTTGATTGCACTACTTTCTAGTTTTTTAAGATGTAATGGTTTATCGTATTCATCGTGATATGATTTATATTCTCCATATGTTCCACTTGATACTATATTATGTATGATAGAACTACGATATTCGTTTATAGGTTTATCTCTTAATTTAAACTTATCGTCAAAAACATTCTGAAACCTTTTGTCAATTGTACCTTCATTATTCAAATTAGTTAGTAAAGTATCGATATCATATTTCTTCATGAATATCTGTCCAGTATTTAAATTAGTGACACAATAGTCCGCACTTATACTACCTGATTGTGCAAGGGTTAAAGTATCACCTGAACCTCTTTCGTCAATAGCCTTTACTGTAAATCCTTGTGCAAAATCATTTTGTTGTTCTGCAGTACTAATGTTTGCACTATTATAGTTATAAGGTAATTTACTATTAAATGCTTGTTGTTTTAACATAACATCTAAATTACCAAGTCTTAGATTATCATCATGAACGGTTGACCAAAGATAAAACGGAGAACCCGTCTTTGTAGTTGCTCTTGATAATAACCACTGCATCGCTTCTAGTGGTGCTAAGTTAGGAACAATGACTCGCATTTCAGTTTGTACCGAGTCAATGATTTCTTGATTTCCGTCTAAAGTATATGATACATCTATATCTTTGTCAAGTGATTGTGCGGATATCTTTGCAATAATATCTGATAGTGTACCACGATAAGAGTTTCTAAGTCTTTGTACTTCTGAGACATATGCATGTTCATCTAACAATCCAAAGACAAAAACACTTGCATTATCTTTTGCTTTAATCATGTTATCAATACCAGTCATAATAAAAGTTCTTTCAAATACTGGGTTAACATTTTTACCCATACCCGCAATTTCAATCTTAATTCTTTCAGTACCGTCAAAGTTTATTATATCATATAAACCTTTATCATCTATGATTGAAATAGTTCCAGATAGGAATGCGTTTTCTAAACTTTCATAGATATTAAGTTCTATTATTTGACTTTTAACATCGTAAAACTTCTTATCAAAACCACCAAATCTATCTGCGGTTATCTGACATTTAGTTATAGAAAATTGCGAAGAACCTGACATAACATTATCGTTTCAACATACGGTTAAACTCAGAAACAACCGTATCAATTGAGTCGGGTCTGATTGTAATTATTTGTTTCAAAGAGTCGTTTTTAGCTTCCATTCTATCTCGGAAGGTAATTGGAATAAGTCCACTGGTATTTAAATTATGTGGGTCAACATCTACTTGTACACCGTCTGTGTTTTCGTAATGATGAACTGCATTGTATTGTTCGGTTTCACTAGTAGTTGTTAATACTTGGAATACTCCATTTATATCTGTATATCTAAGTTGTTCTCCACTAGTAAATTTAGTTCCAGATATTGTTTTAATAATAAGTTGTCCTAAGTCTAGGTTTCTTTTAATTATTGTACCAGTTGTACCAGAAGTTGCTCCTTCTACTACTTGTCCTACTGGAAACAATGCACCAATATCATCTGCAGTCACTATCGTTCTATTTGGATACTTGGATATTGCAGCTTCTAATAAACCATTAGTATCTACAGGCCAACCACTATATCTTAGGTCATCATTCATCAAATAGAATGTCCAATAGTGGTCAGTAGTTCCATATAGTTTCTGTGATAAACTATCTGGTCTATCTCCCCCGACAATTGTATATCGATTTAAAAACGATACCTCTTGTTTTATTTTATCAATAATATCTACATATTGAGTTATGTTATTAAATAAAACTGGGTCTTCCCTATTACCAAAAGAGTATTGAACAAATTCAAAGTTTTTAAAAAAATTAGTACCACTCATTAGAAACCACCTTTACTTATTGCATTTTCAATGGTAGGGTCTACATCTCTTTTCGATAGTGTTCTTGTTTCTGAGAATGCAAGTCCCATATCTATTTCACCAAATTCTCCATTAGGGTGCATTGACATATTTGAAGGATTATAAGTAGTTGTCACATCACGCAGATAACAAGGTAATATTCTTGGTACATTAGGATTTTCTTTATCTTCATATAATATTTTTATCTTAAATCTTTTTGGAAACTTATAACCAATCGATGTATCTTGTTCTCCTACTTTAACAGTGATATCTTCTGGATATAATTCTGACCTGAAAAAACTTATAATTCTTATTACTGTATCATGTTCTTGTTTTGATAACGGGATAAATTTAAACTGAAATGCAAATTCTCTAAGTGCAACTGATTTAAACAATGACCTAGTATTTGGATTTAAAGTCACACCAGATGCTTGTTTTACTGCAAGTGCAGTTCCCTCTCCACCTAAATATTTTCCTACACTTACTTTAGTCATTGCAAGTCTACCTAGACCTTCTGCACCACTACCTTCAAATGCAGCTGCAGCAGTACTACCAAGACCAGAAAGTAAAGACTGTACTAAACCTTTTGATGCATTACCCCCTGCTTCTGCAAGAGCACCAGCCATTCCTAAGTCTGCATTCTCATATGATGCGGTATCACGAAAAGGAATTGCAGCTGGTAAATATAATTTACACTTCTTTAATATTTGTGGATTTACATCACTAGTATTACCAATACCAAAAGTAGTTTGTACTGCATCATCTTTTCCTTCTGTAGAGTCTACATTATCTTGACTTTCTAGTAATGTTTTAGCTGCATCTTCTTGTTTTTGTTTTGCTTCACTTTCTTTCTTTTCTCGGTTTGCTTTATCTTCGTCACTTTCATCTTCTATAGTTTCGTTCTTACCAAATAGACTACCGAAACCAATTAATCCTTCTAAATCAACTCCTTCTTCTTGTATTGTTCCAAACTCAATACAAGACTTATAATCTTGAGTATCATGTAAAGGATATTCAAGTCTGTCTGCTTCTGATACCTCTGCGGCTTCTGGTAAGTCATCAAATAATAAACCACCGACAAATTTCTTTCCGAAGTTTGCAACTTTGTTCCCGAAGTTCTTTGATTTGTCTGCCATGTATGTTTCCTATAAATACTTTATAGTTCTATTTATACACGAATGAAGACATACAAAGGAAGATATAAAGTAAAAAATACAAAAAAGTATAAAGGTGATTATACCAATGTCATCTTTCGTTCTCTATGGGAACGTAATTGTTTTCGTTGGTGTGATGATAATCCAAAAGTACAATCTTGGAGTTCCGAAGAAGTTGTTGTCCCGTATTTCTATGAAGTAGATAAAAGATACCATAGATATTATCTTGATTTAAAAATAACATTTAAAGAAGGTAAGACTATACTGGTAGAAATAAAACCAGACTCACAAACCAAACCACCCAGAAAGGGAAGTAGAAGAACCAAAACATTTATTACTGAGGCCGCAACATATGTACGGAATATGAATAAGTGGGACGCAGCTAATGAGTTTGCAAAGGACAATGGGTATGAGTTTCAAATCTGGACGGAGAAAACTCTAGAGTCTATGGGTATTCTACCAAAATCTATGAAACCACTAAAACCTTTTACAAATAGGAAAAAATAAGTATAAATAGAAGTATGTCAAATATATTCCAGAAGTTAGAACTTGCGGCTTTTAGAAATCAAATTACTCCAAGAACTAAAGAGAGTAGAGAATGGTTTATGAAAAAAGCAAAAGTTATCAAGGGTATAAACCGTGAAGCATTAATGAAAGAAGAACCTTTAGATAGGGGTGCTCGTAGAATTATTGGTTCTATGCAGATGTTCTTTTACGACCCAAAGTATAAAGAAACTTTACCATACTATGATAGGTTTCC